GATATGTATATATGATGGTGGGGAGGTTAGAAATACTATAACTTCTAACCATTATAAAGGTTAATAAGAGAAATATAAGTTTAGTTTCCACAGATTCCCCCACTAACATATATACAATGTTAGCAGTTGGTTTTATTTATTTGGATAAAGTAGTTATAGATTTTGATATGAAATAATATGATGATAATCCGACCATAATTGACAATTTATTACTACCTATTTTTATATCATCATAAAAAAACACATAAGAAAATAAACCTATTATTAGATAACTTATTAATAAAAATAGTGCTTTATTAAATGTTATTGTTACACCTTCTTTTTCGCTATATAATTTAGTAATTACTATGAATGCTAAATTAGTAATACAACCTAAGATAACTAGGTATAAATGATAATCTGTAAAAACTTTATTTAATTTTTCCATTTAATAAATCTATTATTTTTTTACTTAACCTAGTTTTAGTTTCATATTCCCTTTTAGTTGTATATTTACCTTGACTATTTCTTAAAAATTCATCAAAGTTATAAAGATATTTGTTTACATTAGAAATAGTTGTCCCAGTGATTTCAGATATTTCATCAATACCTTTCCATATATCACTAGGTTTTTCATTATGTTTATCAACATAATCTTCAAATTTTTTAATAAATCTATCTTTTTCTTCAGCCATATTATTTTTAGTTTCTTTTTTCTTAAACTGACTGCTAACCATCAAATAAAAAAACGTTTTAATGTTTTTTATTTGTTCTTGTATTTTTTTAATAATTATTCCGTTTTCCATATATTACAATTAATAATTAATTCATTTAACTTATTTATTTCTTTATCTTCATTATATTGTCCACAATCTTTTTTATCAAATTTAAGTATTGCAACATTAATATCAAACCTTTCTAACTCTTTTTTTATTTTCTTTGAGTTATCTATTGCTTCTTTATCTAAACATATAACCACATTAGGTTTATATTTTATTATTTTTTTAAAAATTAAATCATACATAACTAACCCTAATAATGGTATCGTATTTTGCGGTAGTGCTAACATGTCAAATATACCTTCGGTTAAAAATATAGTTGAGTTCCAATTAATATTATTCTCATTTATAATGATTAATGTTTTTTCATTTGTAGGATTATCATAAGGTATTTTTTCTTTCTTATGAAATGTACGAGCAATAAAATAGTTTAATCTATTATTTCTATCATATGATGGTATAATAATTCTATGATGGTATTTTCCTTTTAAACAAAACCCAATATTATATTTAGTTATTTGTTCAATTGATATACCTCTTTCTTCTGTTATATAATTATAAACCCATCTATGATTATTATCATTCTCATTATACTTAGTGAATGGTATAAACTCTTTTGGTAGTGAAATATCTTTTGATGATTGTATATTATTACTATTATCTAATAATATATAATCATCTTTATAATCTGAAAATGATTCGTGTATATGTTTTGGTGCAAACTCTCTAATTAATTTATCAACAGTACCAGAATATTGACACTTCCAACATTTACAAACATATTTAGATTTAAATTTCTTATTAGTATTATTTAACTTTATTTCTAAATTATGTTTGTTATCAACTGAATTGTTATTATAAATGTTTGCACAGTTAGGACAATTAAAACTATATTGCTTTTTACCATGAAAAGAATTTATAGGCTCACCTAAAAATCGTACTAATAAATCATAAATCATTTAATTAACATTTTATTTTTTATATCTTTTGCTGAATTACCATCTAACAAAAAATTATAAATGATATTATGAACATATCTCTCATTAGAAAATAAAAACCCAGTATTTAAAGAATTCATAATTTTTGTCGCTTTATCATATAATCTTTTTTCAATTAATATAATAAACTGATTATGAGTTCCATAATATCCATCAGAACCATTTAACATATTTTTTAACTTTATTTCTTCTCGTGGTGTCATAATATTAGTTTTTATATTCTCTAACGTAAGAAATTTAATAAGGTTATGATTATTTAATCAATTCTTTAAATCTTTCAACACCATAGGCATGGGTTTTCTCCAATATTGGTAGAATTTCACTAACCTTATACTTCTTTTTCTTTAATTTATTTTCTTTTAACCAATTACTTATACCTAGTTCACAAGCACCAGTTATCATCCTATAGTGGTTTACATCAACTATCGTATCAAGATAAATTGATTCGTTTTGCAACTTACGCCTAACAATCTTAAACTCTACATCTTCAATTGCTTTCTTAACTGTTTCACCATGTGCTGTAAAACCATCTTTCTCTGCAACGAAGCAATGATTATTATTACCAAGGTAATTGCAATCATATATGGTATAACCTTTAGCTTGCTTAGTGTTATTTATTTTCATTCCATAATTATCAAATACTTTAATATCATCAGGCATAGAGGTTAAAAAGGGTAAATAAACACCATCTTTATTATTAAATACAGTACCACTTGGTAAAGTGGTTAAACTATAAAAACCAACAAAACCTTGATTATTAAATATAATACCATCAGACATCCAGATTAATCTATCTAAATAAACACCATCTTTATTATTAAATACAATACCACTTGGTAAAGTGGTTAACCAAGATAAACTAATATAACCTTGATTGTTAAATATAGTATCACTTGGTAAAGAGGTTAAATTATATAAATTAACATCGCCTTGATTTTTAAATGTAATACCACTTGGTAAAGAGGATAAACTACTTAAATAAACAGAACCTATGTTATTAAATACTACACCACTAGGTATTGAAATTAACCCACTTAAATCAATATAAGCATTTTTATCTGTTATAATAATTTTCTCACCATCAATTAAATAATCAATATTAACTGATTTTAATATCTCAATAAATTCTTTTTGTTTCATAATATATAAGTTTGTTTATTTGATTATTATACGAAGAGGATTATAAAAGGTTGCAACAAACAAAAATAATTAAATTTTAATTATAAACCTATTATGAATATATAAAAAAAGCCTTCTAAATATTTAGAAGGCTTTTTACTAACTCTATTATAACTATTTTTTAATATGACAGTTCACAGAAACGTGGTTGGACTGTTATAGTAACCATTTGTAATTCATCATTACCGTGGTCATTATCACCAAAATCTATAGCTGTTATCATTGATTCATGTAAAACCCATTTTTCCACATCAGTACCTACTGGGTCTAATGATTTTATTATTAAATCTTTCATATACCCAGCAGCATAACCCATTCTACCTGTCATGGATTCAGCATGAAGTCTAACCCACTCCATTATCTTGCTTGATGTAGATGGACCAATTGGGTCAATAAATTTAATAGTAATCGCTTCCCACTCATATTTACCTGCAACATATGAAGCTGAATTTAAATAGTCTATCTTAACAGGGTTTATTTTCATTTTTGGTCTTCCACTAGTTTGAACTAACCAAGATTCAATATTTAATTCATTTGGGAACTCAAGAACAAACCTATTTACTTTTTTAGGCTCAAATTGAATTGGCATTCCTCTTTGCATTTGTGTCATAATATATATGTTGGGTTTTTAATGTTTTTTTTAATAAATAGTAATATTTTAAATTTTATTTACTAAATAACTAATACTTTCAATTTTTTCTTCAAAGTATTGAAAATCGTGTACAGGTTTTTTATTTAAATGAGTATATCCAACTATTACAAATCCGAGTATACTAGCTTTATTAGAAATTATTTTGTGTATATATAATGATTCATTACCATTATGTTTCATTTCATAAGCAAATGAATCTTCATCATTAATATCGCTTAAATCTTCGTAATTTAAAAAATCGTTATTCACTAAGTTTTTTAAAAAATTAGGATGTTTACTTACTAAAATAGACTGGTATGAAGTCATTATTTTTTCAACACCTATTTTAACTGTTTCATGTGTACAACTCATTTTAATAATTAAATTATTTGTATCACCAACAAAACAATCACCATTATGAAATCTAAATAACATTATCCTATCAGCTTGAAATTCTGCTTTTAATTCAACCATTTTTTCATATATTGATTGGTTAAAATTTGCAATAGTTTTCATATTATGGCTATTCTTATAACTATTATTTTTAAAATATTCTCTAAAAGTTTTATAGCCACCTGAAAATAAAACAATCAATAAAATAACACCTTCAAATAACTCCTTAACTTCTATATCAAACATAATTTCTTATTCTTTTTGTATTAAATATAAATAGCGTTTAACAATTCATTTTATACTACAAAACATACTATTTATAAAAATAAAAGGTATAATAATGAAAAAAAATATTAAGGTTCTAAATGAAGGCGAAGAAGGATATGGTATGTTGGTCGAACAAGATTCTGGTTTTGTGGGTATTGAACTTAATAAAGGTGTAATAAATGAAAATAAAACTTTTAATATGGAGGGTGGTAATACACTCTTAGTAAACTGTATTTTACAGAAAGCTAATACAGAAAATAGAAATGGAAGGATTTATCCAAAAGATATATTAGCAAGAGAAGTTGAAAAATATAAAGAATTAATAAAAGATAATAGAGCTTTATCAAGTACAGACCACCCAGATTCTATTTCAGTTTCATTGAAAAGAGAAGAATGTAGTCATTTAGTAAAAAAAATATGGTGGGAAGGTGATACCGTATATGGACAACTTGAAATAATAACATCACCCAAGTTTTTTGAAACTGGAAATATATGCTGTGTTGGTGATTTTATAGCAAACCTTTTAAGAATAGGTGTTAAACTTGGTATATCATCAAGAGGGTTAGGTTCTTTAAAAAATAAGAATGGTAAAAATTATGTACAAGAAGATTTTGAATTAATATGTTTCGATTTAGTTTCATCACCATCAACACCTAACGCTTATTTATTCTTTGGAGATAATAAAATTCAAGAAAATGTTGATTTAAATATTCCTAATACCACTGTAATTAATGAATCAGAAAATAAACTTAAAAAGTTTTTAAATAAAGGTTAATTCACTTTATTTAAAATTGTATTTTTTTAATTTTATTTATTTTTAATAAAAGAACTTTCTCTTAAAATATAATTATTTCAAGTAATAGTTGTTATATTAATTGTATTTTTGTACTTTATTAATATTTTCGTATATTTATATTAAACAAATATAAATATGAAAAAAATAATTTTAACTTTTTTACTAATATCAATATCTTTAATTAGTTTTGCACAATTAGAAAATGTAAATATCAAAAAAACTCAGTCAGATGTTTTAAAAAAAATAAGTAATAAGAATTATGATGATGCTTTAGAAATTCTCATATATTTAAAAGAGATTGATACCAATCAAATAATGAATTATAATTATTTAATTGGTATGTGCTACATAAGTACTGAAAATTTCAAAGAAAAAGCATTACTATATCTTTTAAAAGCAGATAACCATGAATCTAAAACATTTGTATTAGATTATTATATCGGAAGAGCATATCTAATAAATGGTGATAAACAAAAAGCTTTTGATTATCTAAATAAATATATTAAAAATATGCGTTCACTAGAGTTAAAAGGATTTAGATTTAAAAAATCTGTTTTTGAAAATGATGATATATCAATTCATTTTCAAAAAAGTAGTGAAGATGTTGTAAAACTACTTTCACAATATAATGATAACATTAATTTAAATTTAACTTTGAAATAAAAATAAAAAAGCAATGAAAGATTTACTTACCTTTCATTGCTTTATTTTGTGCATCAATTCTTTCTATAATTTTATTAATATAAAATCTTCTAGCATAAACTGGGAGGTTACTAACAGAGTTATAATCCCACCCACCTTGGCTTATAAGGAATTCAATTTCTTCCATTACAAACATTTTATAATTATTAGTTAGGATAAAAAAAGTCTCCGCTGATTGGAACGATGTCACGAAATCGACCACCAGTATTTGGGTTTACAAATTCATAATCTAAAACTAGATTTGGTGTTACTTCATTTATATATTTTCTTAAAGCACTAGCATCTTTTGGTGACATAACACTAACAAAGTTGGATATGTATGTTTTACTGTTTTCACCTTCAATAGACATTATTTGTTCTTTTAATCTTTCTGTTCTAAGACCTGGAAGTGTATTCAATTTTTTAGAATAATCTAACACTCTTTTTTCCAAATTACTTTCTTCACCAGAATTTAATAGTCTAAATTTTATATTCTTTTTTGAAAGTGGTAATAGAAATGAAAACAATAAATCTGCATCTGGTAATTCTTTCACTTCTTTAAATTCGGTTAACTTTTCTAAATCCACTACAGCTTTAAAGTTTGCATTATCACCATACTCATTTGGGTCAGTTACTGTAACTTCATAATCTGCACCATAACCAGTAATTCTCAAGTGCATTAAAATAGCATTTTTATCACCAGATAATAACTCATTTACTTTAACATTTTTATCTTTAATCTTTTTTTCTAACAATTTATCAAACTGAATACCATTTTTCATGTATCCAACATTTGTTAATATATCTTCATCTGTTGCAGTCATATATTCTACTACTACTTCAGATGTACCATCTTTATAAAAATAGCCTTGAGATGGAAGCTTTACAATATCTGTATTAACAGAAAACTCACTCTTTTGTTGTGTATTATTTATATTTAAATTCTCCATATATTGTTTTTTAATAAATTACGATATTTTGATTATATATAGTAAATTAATGGGGTTTTATTTTTAATTTATTTTTTACAACGATATGTATATATGATGGTGGGGAGGTTAGAAATACTATAACTTCTAACCATTATAAAGGTTAATAAGAGAAATATAAGTTTAGTTTCCACAGATTCCCCCACTAACATATA